CCAAAAACCAAACCACTAACGCAAGGAAACCAATTAAGGTTCCCTAGCAGTGGTCTGAAATTTGACGGTCCGACTTCTAAAATTGCATTCTAGACAAAAAGCGTCCTGGGGGGTATAACCCTCCAAGGCAAAAATTCTAGAATTTAATATTAGAGGGCGATACCGCCACGATGATTCCTCACCGTACTACTGGACTGCATCAGTAGATTCCCACAAACGTATTTATTTCTCTTACGTTGTGAGTTACCCATTATTTAACGTGGCGGGTCGCCACATAACGAACATTAAATGTTCGTTAAATTATATCTATACAGAATTGGGACTCCTGTATAGAAAAAGAGTGTGAAATCTTCACCAGCTGCAACCCACTCCTGGGCTGTTCTGCTTTGTGAAGAAATAGTATTTGGTCCCGCAAGACTTTCAACAACATTTTGTTCACGAACTGTGACTGGTGTACTAAATGTTGTTGTACGACGCGCAAAACGCGGTCCAAAGAAACGAATGTTTTCCATAAATGGAATCTCGACTTCTAGGACTGAGTTCTGACCCAAAGGCGTCATAGCTGGGCCCTGTGCTGTTACATCACCTCCACGCGATAAAGCGAAGCGGTTAAAATTTGTAGTAGCAACATCATCAGTAGAACTGATCACTTGGGATGCAACTGGGTCTCGATACACGAAAATATTACTATTCGTTGGAGACCCTTGGAAGACAAATTTCTTTCGTAAACTGCCTCTCCAAGCTGCATAACACACTCTAAAATATGCAACTGCTGTATTGGTGACTACAGTTGCATTGTTGCCTCCGACTGTATCAGATCCAGTAGGATCATAACCTGGACAAGCAGGCAAGCCGGAACTAGCAATGGACCAAATGGATAACTGTCCAACAGTGGCAGTCGAATCACGTGAATAGAAACGATAATAAACATAACGTTTCATAAATTCACGAATCGAAGTGACACTCTCTCCAAAGAAAACTGACATAGTTTCATCAGTAGGATTACTCGGAGTGGACACCTGCATAATTGCAGCAGGTGAAGTCGGTTTGTTTTCCGTTGGTTTCTCATTTAACATAGCACAAGATGCATCTTCTCCAGACTGCGAATCCAATTTTTCCTCTTCAACCAGAGCTGCTGGTTGCTCAGGAAAAACGCTATAATTGTTAAAATAAGAAGAGGGACTTCCAAATTTGAAGTCATCCCCCATACTGACAAACACATTAACTGCAATGGGTTTGTCATCAGTTGGAGCTGTCAGCGTGTTAATAACCGACAATTCGATCATACCGTTGGTACGCGCTGTATCGCGCGCCAATCGAGCACCACCAGAATAACGCTCCACTGAAGTGTCATCCACCCGAACAAAAGGAATAGCATTACCCCAACTAACTTCAATTTCAAAGTCAGGCTCTTGGGCAATGTCCACAATACGACTAAAGCCAGTATTGAATTCAATGGGTGTAGCTGTAAAAGCGGGATCGTATCTCACCAAAATACGCCCCTTGTGGAAAGAACTAGCAACTATTTGAAATCTAAATTTAATAGTTCCATGCCAATATTCCCACATTTTAGCATAATGACACATAGGAGTCATGTGCAATTCACCGTTCAAATTTGCCAATAAATCTGGCGTAACGTAAGAATTCCACAATAGACCTCCCGGCTGATCCAGTTCCGACCAGTTGAATTGTGTTAAGTAACTCTCTCGAGTAACAATAGATTTAACACTCATCTGATCTTCAGGTCCCAAACCGACTGTTCTGGGATCAATAGTTATCTCCTGTTTACTATCAAGAGTTAACTTGGAAACTGCCTCAGAAGCATCGACATTAGCTAAATTCCCTTGAGGAAAAGGTTTATAAAGCTGAATATCGGTGACAATAGGAGGTCGGCTGTATCCGAAAAGCCTAGCAGCGCCAGCAATAGCACTAGATACCATGGACGTTGCCTTGGCATAAG